GAGATTGCCTTGAGCTTAGCTCTATCTTTGGCTTTAGAATGGCGATGCATTTTTTCTTTTTTAATCCCAAGCTGATCGCATTTAAATATAACAGCTGAAGGAGTAACACCAAACTGAGTAGCGATCTCTTTCCAAGTTTTATCTGATGAAACAGCCTTGATAAGATCCTCCTCTTTAAGCCTCTTTGACTGAACGCCCCTTTTTGGCTTTGTGTAGTTGCTCGAATAGCCTTGATAAACCTCGCCTCTCTCGATCATATCCTCGATCATGCACAATCTAGGATCTAAATCACTTTCAAAGAATTGCATTATCATTTCTTTTTTCTGCATCATATCATCTCCTTTTTATGCATAAAAAGCCTAGCCTCTTTGATTTTGCCTTGATAGGAATGCTCCAACTCTCTAAGGCGGTCTATTATCGTTTGATCTGTTAGCTGATATATCGCATCTAATGGGATGAAAAAATCCATGATGATGCTATCAATTGTCAATCTTGCTAAAAGTGCATTGCCTATCATTCAATGACTCCTCATAGCTTTGATATGTGATTGCATCATATTGAGCTTATTCTTGACTGTTGGAGATGTAGCAGGCAACGGCTTATCAGCAACGATCTCACTATCACGCCAAAGCCAATTTATGACATCGTACCTAAGAGCATCTAACGGATCTTCTCGACCGTCTTTTTTAGGTGTTTCTTTGCCATCCCAAGCATAAGACAAAATAGCCTTTCTAAAGCTATTCCCAGTAGAGCTTGCTCCTCGTTCCCATACTTCAGAAGTACATAAAATTCTTCTTTGATGGATCAATCGCTTGACCCTTTGAATACCGTTTAAAATATCCGTTCGTATTGGATCAGTACACCACCTAAAAGGCATCCCTATGCCACCTTGATCAGGGTGTTTTGAAAGTTCATGAAAAGCTGATTGGGCTGTACGATCTGATCTAGCTGATCCAGCCTTATCACCGCTCGCACCGTCTAGCAAAATACGATTGGGATATCGTCTAGCTAGATCACGAGGGCAAGCGATTTTTAAGACTTCTTTGGCAAGCTCTGAGAGTGTTATTTCTTGAGGGTTGATTTCAGCACAGATGACATCGGCTTCTAAGGTTGGATCATGTGCCAAGATCAAAACTGAAGGCTTTCTAAAGCCAAAGTCGATGACAAGCCTTGATGACATAGATGGATGATAATCCCAATTGCTGATAACATGGCTTGAAGTCCATTCAGAATAGATCACGCCTTGAGGTGGTCTAGGTTGATTTTCAACCATTGCCAAGCGTTCGCTTTCAGGTAGGTTCTTGACGGCATCAAACCAAGCTTCTGAGAGGTTGGCTTTATTGACATGACTAGCATAGAAGATTGGCGTACATCCAGCTTTCTCAGCAAAATCAACCCACCAAGCCCCCCAAACTGGCAAGCCCACCATGATCATCTTAGGCGATGGACCTGATCTAAGACGCCCCAAAGTTTTCTGAGCGACCTCTTCGGAAAGAGTTTGGCACTCATCAATCAATGCAAGGCCTGATGTTATGTTTAAGCCTTCCAATGGGTTATGTGTAGCGTCCCTTGTACCTGGTCTAAAATAAGATCGACACCAAACAACATGACCATTTGGGGCAGTCCATTTGCCCTCTTGCTGATGATAAATCCAACCATAAGGCACAAGCCATTTCTCCAACTCAGGGCCTAAAACAGATCTATAGCGGGGGGCTGTATCAGTGACTAAGAGAGATGATTTATTGGGATGTATGCTTGACCAAGTCCACAAGGCGAAGACTAAAGCTGAAGTCTTGCCGCTACCCCAACCAGCACGAACGGCAATAAATGGATCGTCCGAATAGATCAAGCGATCAATCAGATCAACTTGTAAAGGATTTAATTTAAGCTCAATATCAATCTTCTTCATCGCTTTGATCTTCTATTTCAGGCAAATCATGCTTGATCTCAATTGATTTTTGATGCTTCTCTTTTTGCACCTGCTGAATCACATTGATGATAACCTTTGAGTCATCGCCTTTAGTGTTCATGTCAATGGTCTGCTTCTCTCCAAACTCTAGAGGAAACTTTCGAGCGAGTAGCCATTGGGAAGCTCTGACATCGTTTTCAGAATGCCTTTGAATGTTTTGCAAATGCTTGAGTTTAAGGGATATTTCAGCCCTCTTGACATCAGCCACTAACTCAGCATCAGCCTTCATCCATGAATGAAAAGTACTGTATGAGATGCCAACAACTGAAATCGCATCAGTTTGAGAAAGGCCTTGAGAAATAAGCTCAAGTATTTGCTCAGTTGCCACAAGCCTCTTCTTTTTTGCGATCTCAGCTTTATCTTCTGAAGGCTTTTTTGCGATTGCTTTGGTCGCTTTAGAATCAACTGTATCGATTTTTGTAGTAGTTTTACTCTTTGCCATGATCAAGCTTTCTGATAATTTTAGTTGTGATTTTCTCAATAGCATCATCATCATCGCTTTCAAGTACTAAATCAATTTCATCTCTCTTCAGACCGTCAAGCAATATCTTTTCAGCAAGTTTTGAGATCTTGACTGCATGTCTATCGCTGATCGTATCTAGCAAGCTGATCAGCTTAGTTGATACATAAAGACTCAATATTGATTTGCGATCTTTGGGCTTCATCATAGAAAAACAACCTCTGAAGCGATGACTTTGATGTATTGCTTGCCCTCGTGTTCATTGATGACAATACGACCGATAACGGTGATCTTATCGCCCTTTTTAGCTTGAGATTGAACAACGCTAGCAAAAGCCCCCCAAACCTCGCAATTGAACCAAGTTGTTTTTTCTTCGCCTTTAACTTTTTCACTATAGGCAACGGAAAAGGTTGCAAGGTCTTTATCGCCAATCTTCTTAAGTTGTGGATCTTGTCCAAGTCTTCCAATGAGAGTAAATCTATTGAGCATTTTTTTTATCCTTTAGTGATGAATAGATGTTTTTGATGTCTTTGATTTCATCAAGCACTGATAGAGTTTGATTGATTTCTTTCATCTCTTCTTTGTAGAAAATGAGATTGATGCAAAAGTTGAGAGCTTGCCCAACCTCTGGAGCATCATCTTGAAACATGGCATCGACTACCTTTTTAAGGCAAGCAATGCGATTTATTAAATCTGAATTTAACATAAAAATTCTCCTTTGAGTGTATATAGAACACATAATATTATATAATTTTATATAATATTTTTTCAAAGAGAGAGAAAATGAAAATCAATGTGAATGACGGCTTTGTTGAATTGGTCGATCATATGGGAGACGATTTAGCAATTGTGAATGCTGCTCGTGTTTCCTATGCTGGATCAAGTGATAAATGGACAGATAGAGATGATAAGCTTTTAAAGTACTTATGGGAGCATGATCATACATCACCATTTAGACATGGGCATGTGAAATTTAGGATTAAAGCCCCGATCTTTGTTTTAAGACAATGGATGAAGCACCAAGTTGGCTGTGCATGGAATGAGCAATCAGCACGATACACTGAGATTAAAGAAAGCTTCTTTTATCCCGATTTCTTTAGACTTCAAGACACCAAGAATAGGCAAGGCTCTTTTGGTCGTCTTGATGATGATCGAGAAGATGAAGCACTGACATTGCTAGCTCAAGGTTATCAAGTTGCTTATTACAATTATTTGAGGTTGCTTGATATGGGCGTTTGTAGGGAACAAGCTCGTGTTATCTTGCCAGTTGGTACTTATAGCGAATGCATTTGGTCTGCAAGCATTCAGGCAATCATGCACTTTTTAAACTTGCGTTTAGATAGTCATGCTCAATTTGAGATACAAGAATTTGCTAAAGCTGTGTATGATATAACTAAGCCACTTTTTCCCAAGACCATGGAGTTAGTTAAATGCAATGTCTCAGATGTAAAAATACAATAAAATCAACCTTAGCAGGCTCAAGCATTGAGTATCACTATTGCATCAAGTGCAGAGCTATTTTTGATCATCAGCCTATCATCCTATCATACGATGATGTTGAATATGATGAGAGTTGGGATGACATCACCAAAGACGAAAGCGAAGATGATGAATAACTTTTTTGATGTGTGTTGGCTTGTGATGGGATTGATCTTTAACCCAACTCAGAGCAAGCAAGATTTAGGATGGGAGAAGATGATTTCTAAATCAATCCCTTCAAGAATGCGAGCTTGTCAGCAAGTTGCATCTAGTGCTGAAAAGATGGGCGTTGATCCTTATCTGATGATTGCTCTTGCTTTTCATGAGAGTCGCTTTCAAGGTGGCTTAGTATCGTCTGCAGGTGCTGAAGGTATCATGCAAGTAAAAAAAGAGTTCTTTCATTGTCCAGGATGTACTGAGATTGAGTATGGCATCAAGGCATATCAAACGTGGCTTTTCGCAAGTCAAGGTGATGTTTGTCTTGCTCTCGGTCGCTATACAGTAGGCAATAAAGGCAAATGCGGAAAGCGATCTAAAGCCATCATCAAGCTTGCTTCTGAAATCGCTTGTCTTGCATCCAAAGAGGATGATTGCTATGACTGCTAAAGATAAAGCATTTTTGAGTATGGCTGAGATTATGGCTAGCCTCTCACCATGTAGCAGGGCAAAAGTTGGGGCGGTGATCGTTAAAGGAGATGTGCCTATCATCTCTTCGTTCAATGGAATTGCTCGCAAGCAAAGCGGATTATGTGGAGGTGCTGATTGTCTTAGAGATAGATGTAAAATAGCAAGCGGATCAGAAAGCCAAATAGGTTGCCACCATGCTGAATTTAATGCAATTGCGAATGCTGCTAAGAATGGGATATCAACAGATGGGTGCTCGATTTATGTGACTGCTCCACCTTGCTTAATGTGTGCTAAACTAATTCATCATGCTGGGATTAAAGCTGTTATTTATGAAGATCGAGATAATCGTTGGATATCAACAGGCGAAGAGTATTTATCAACGAATGGAATTGAAATTATTAAAGCCTAATATTTTTGTAAACTTTCCAATAATAGAAGATTTTTGTATTCTATGAAAACGCTTCAGATTAAATTTAAAGCCAATAACATTATCATCAAGCAAGAGTAGTATCTGATCATTAACCTTAATATCATTCTCATCATTTGATATTGACATTACAGTTGCAAGACCTTGATTTTTATCTACAACTTCAGTGATATAAACAACTAAGTAACCACTCATAGGTAAAATATAATTAAAATTATCGCTCATATTATATTCTTTTCTGTTTCTCTCAGATAGATCAATTCAGCTTTAAGAGAAGGATTTGAACAGGTTTTCGCCTTAAAACTGAATTGAAGAATTGTCTGCTCTAAGGTGCTACGCGTCAATGTGATCGTTGTCTTATATGCCTCATCAAGGTTGAGCAGACAAAGCTTAAACACTGGAGCAAGCTATTTTCTTTCAATCTTCCATCCATTTTCTAGCAGATGTAAAGTTTCTTTTGATCTCATCTTTGCATAATTCAAATGACTAAGAAAAGGATTTTGGCTCTTGCTTTTAAATGTAATATGCTTTCTTTGATCATCTTTTGTTAAAGAAAGATGCAACCCTAGATAGTAATATCCTTGAGCTAGATATGATTTAATTTCATCAAATAAAACAGCTTGTACATCATCATCTTTATGCAAGATAATTGAATATGATGATCTTGTTTTCTGCGATCTTGTAACAATCGATTTCTCAGAAACAGCTTTTTCAAAATCTAAAGTTAATTGTTGTCCTAATCTTTTTTTCTGTCTAAATGCGAAACATATTTTTTCAGAGCTTAATTCCCATCCATTTCTCAATAAATGTGCAATCTCAAGGTTTCTTGTTCTTTCATACAACTCATAATCTTGACCAGTAAAATTATTTTTAGAAGAAATCTGAATATATCTACGTCTAAAATCATTTAGTCTAAAAATTGAAATTTGAGATGAAACAAATCTAAATCCATTTTCAAGAAAAGATAAGCATTTTTCATTTGCAACATATAATCGTTCATTGTCTTTTTTCATAATATGATGAAATCTTAGACTTTGATAAAATGCATTATGTTCATCAGCCTTGACAGCTTCATCAGTCTTGACGGTTTCATCAGCCTTGACAGCTTCATCAGCCTTGACAGCTTCATCAGCTTGAATTGATGTTGCATTGTAGCAAGTTCCAAGTTCTGAGAAAACAGAGATAAATTCATCACCAAATTGATCAGCAGCAACAGCCATCATTTCTTCATAGGTTTGATAATAGCACAAATCAAATCTTGAAAAAGCATCAGCCCCCAATCTTTCAACATCAGCCTTGAGTTCTGGATGTCTAGCAATATTGATGCTATTGAGCAAATTTGATTTTGATCTTGTGCCAATGAAAAAGTGACCATTTTTCTTATTGATGATCATGTAAATCCAATTGTATTTTTCATCTTTGCCTTTAAAGACGGTGATGTTTTGATAGTCAAAAGTTTCATTCAAGAGATCATGGACATATTCTTGAGTGATTGGGCATGTGAAAGTAACATCTTTCATTTTTAAATCCTTCTGTTTTTGATTTAGTCATATTGACTTTTAACAAAGTATGCTTTTTTAAATAACTTGTCAATTTAAAAACAATCATTGTTAAAATTAAATTTCAATCTTAGTAAATAGTTTTTGATTTTGATCAGGCTTAGAGAAGATAACAATTGATCCATCAAAAGAAGATACTAAATCATCAAATTGTTGCATCATCCTATCTTTGAATTTGCTTGATGCTGAAGGTGGATTGAAATCAGTGATGATGATGATATCCATCTTTCCAAAGTCGTCTTTGATAGTCGATAGAGTACCGCCCTTATTTCTTTGATAGTCATCATATCTTAACTCAAACAATTCTTTGAGAGATAGAAAAGCAATCCTAGGGGCTCCAAACTGTGCTTGATTTGGATAATGCACCTCAAAGAGATTTTGCTTAAAGATACCTACTGCTAATTGCTCTAATTGAGTTTCATCATTTCCAACGATTTGAAGCTTGTGTTTGCCCCCTGTGCATATATCCACTACCAAATCCCTATTATCATCGCTTAGAGTGCCTTTAAATTGCTGAATAGAGATATCTTTATGTTCAGCCTTAAAGTTAACATAAGGCAATTTCAATTTTCTTGAGATATGTATCTGTCTTGACTCGGTAGGCCAAACATCATTTAGATCATGAATTGAGTAGTATTTGCCTGTATCTTCACAAGCCTTAAAATTGGATGAAGCTTTAGGCAGTCTTGAATTTAGCTTTTTAGTTTCTTGATTGACATATAGCAGCTTAGCAAATTCTATTGCCTCCCAATTTGTTGACGGTAGATCAATGAATGGATTTGCATCATGATTGACTTGAGATTGTACTTGCTCAGGCTGAACGGTCTCGATCTGTGTTTTTACTTTTCTTTTATTTATTTTCTTTTGATTATCTTTATTAGATATATCTTTATTTGGGGGGTAAAATTCCACTGATTGATTAGGGGATTTTTCCACTGATTGATTAGGGGATTTTTCCACTGATTGATTAGGGGATTTTTCCCTTGATTGAACATCAGATTTATAAAAATCAGTGTATGCTCTCCAGTATCTAGCTAAACAAAAATCACTCAAGATCAGCTGATTGACTGATAGCACTTTCTTTTTGATGATGATGTTGGCCTTGATCATTTTAGGGATTGCATCTTTTACTTGATGTTCGGATAATCCAATCAATTTACCAATGAACGCATATGAAACACAAATAGATCTGCCATCTGATTTATCATCTAATTCAATGAGCTCAATCATTCTCATCAAGATTGATTTGCTATTGGCGATTGAAGACAAGATATCGCATCGATTGATGTTATTAAGAACGCCAAATGATGGCATAAGCTCGCTAAATAGCTTTGACATTGTAAAACCTTTCTTTTAATGATTTCGCCTATTGTATCTTTTTAAATTGACATTGCAAAAATAAAGTGATACGAATTTAAAAAAACTCACTACAAGGGGAATAAACATGAAAGTCAACTTGAAATTAAATCGAGTAAAAGAAACTACAGGGCTGACTATCGTTCAGATTGCAGAAAAGATGAATGTTAAAAGTCGCATTCAAGTCTATCAGATGATCAAAGAAGAAGGATGCTCTATGAAAAACGCAATGCGACTTGAGCGAGCTACTGGCATCAGTCATCAGTTTTTTTTGTATCCATTGCCTACCGCTCTTCAATTTTTACCAAAGCAAGACTAAAAAATGACTACACAAGAAAACAATGATCAGCCCAATCAATCTAATAAGTTTAATGATGGATGGGATCACAATGTAAGAATTTCAGATATGATTTCAGACGGTCAAATCTTTGATGAATCTGATTTAATCGCAAGTGCTATGAGAGCGGCTAGGATTATTTCAACGCTCATGATCGATGGATACGATGAAATCAAAGAGATGATTTTTAGGCTTATTAAGTCTGATGACATGATGCTTGAGCATACTCTTTGCATGCTTTTCAGAATGGCTGTTAGGATCAGAGCAAAAGGCACAAAAGAGAATCCATCACCTATCACTATCCCAGCAATCATCGAAGAGTATAAAGCTAGACATTCTTTTAATTCTAAAGAATTGCCACATTCTCAGCCCCCTGAGATGATCAGCCAATTCGTGATGAATTTGTCAATCAATCATGATCCTTTTGTCTTATATCCAATTGCATATGCTGAAGTGAAAAGGCATGTTCATTTTTATGTTACCTCTCAAATCGTTGCCTTAGATTTCTTTAAGGGAAAGCTTCTTAAAGAAGGCTATGATATGGCATGGGTGGAAGATCGACATAAAACTAAGGTTGATCTTTATAAGCAATTGCTCCCAGTGGAAAGCGAACAATTCAAACATCAGATTGCTAAAACGATTCAGATGATGCGAGCAGTCCCAACTGGAGTGAGTACCGACCTCGCTGAATTGGATAAATATTTAAAGCTTCAAAAGGGATGCCTTTACTACATTGGGGGGCGTCCAGGTGTTGGCAAGACTGCATTAGCTTTGCACCTTTTAAAGCTCAAAGATATTTGCAATCGCAAGACCATATTTATAAGCCTTGAGATGAGTCAAGATCAGTTAATCGCAAGGTTACTTTGCTCAGTCAGTGGAATCGATTATGCAAATATTAAAGATCGATCTTTAGATGAAGCACCTATCAAGGTGGTAGAGAAGATTGTTGATGCTGCTGAAAAGCTTGAGGCCTTGAACATAACGCTTGTTGATAAGGGCGTTAGCGATATAGCTTCCGCTGTGTCTCTTTGCAAAAACATTTTAGATCATCAAGGCGAATTGGGGATGATTGTGATTGACTATCTCCAATTGATGAAGGGATCAAGTCAGAATAAAAATCAAATTAGAGAACAAGAGGTTAGCGAGATCAGCAGATCATTAAAGCTACTTGCCAAAGAATGTGATTGCCCTGTTGTGTGCTTGACTCAAGTTAATAGAGAGGCTGAGAAGAGACAAGACAAGCGACCAGGATTAAGCGATCTTAGAGAGTCGGGATCTCTTGAACAAGATGCTGATGCTGTGCTGATGCTTTATAGAGAAGACTACTATGCTAAAGAGTTTTCAGTTGATGCTGGTCAACTTGAGATTATCGTTGCAAAAAATAGACATGGATCATTGGGGACAGCCAAAGTTAAGTACGATCGCAATACTCAGACAATATCAAATCTTGATAGTTTTTAATCTTTTGTATAAATTTTTTTTAACATAGTTATTTTTTTTATTGACAATATGATTAGAATGTTATAAATTATTTTTACAAAACAAAACAGAAAACATTTTACAACCTACTCAGGAGTACAAAATGAACCAATCACCTAAATGTGGATTGTTCCCAACAGTCGATAAAAGACACCTTCAAGAAGGCATCTCTCAAGAACAACGCCAAGCAATCGCAAAAAAGCAAAGCATTGGAGATATCATTAACAATGCTGGAGTGATATTCTTCCATATGTTTCTTTGGGCGATGTTTTTCTTTTCACTACTTTTTTTCGGAGAATAAGCAGATGAGCCAACTCAACACTCTCTCAAGACTCAATATCATCCAACTTGATGGCACAGGTCCATTGATGCATCAACTTGATGATTTAACAACAGACTGGACAATCGATTGCGATGATGTGGAGATCATCACTGATCGTCTCAAGATCATCATCCCAATCGCAACTCTTAACCTCTCAATCGATGCAGAACCTTCTGAAATCATTGCTGCTATCTATGATCGATTTGTAGCAATTTTGAAAAACAATTAAGGAAAAACTAAATGGCAAATCATAAACTTTTAGAATCTCTCTCTGATGTCAATGCTATTGCTGACAGTATGGAACAACTCGTAAAACTTGCTGCTTATCTCACTGCAGGCACAAATTGGAATGCTCAACAACTCGTGACAGCTTATCTCTCTTATGGGATGATGCATGGTTGGAACATTGCCCAAACTATGGAAAAGATGAACATCATTAAAGGCAAGATCACTTATCAAGCTAGTGCTATGTTTGGCATTGTCATTGCTTCTCCCAAGTGCAAGTCATGGAAAGTCTTATCAAACACTGAAGAAGAATGCTCAATTGAATTTACAAGAGGCGACAACAATCAAAAGTATGTAGTCACTTTCACGATTGCATTGGCACAGAAGCAAGGTTTGACAAATAATCGCCAATGGCAGACTATGCCCAAGCAAATGCTTATGGCTAGATGCAAGTCAATGGCTGTTCGTGATGTGTTTGGCGATGTAATCAGTGGCTATGATACGATTGAGATGGCTGATAATATGGATATGTCTGAAGAAGAAAGACTAGAAATCTTGAGTCAAGAGCTTGATACTCCAATCTATGCTGAAAGACAACCTGTTCAAAGAGCAAAGCCGGGCGTTAAGGCTGGGGCAGATACAAAAGCCAAGCCTCAAGTTCAACCTGTACAAGTTCAACCTGTGCAAGTACAAGCACCACCACAACAGCCTCAACAAGTGCAGCAGTCAGCACCACCACCACAGCCCCAACAAGTGCAACAATCAGCACCGCCCAAGACTCAAGCACCACCACCTGATCAAGCTTCACTCTTCCCAAGCGATCAAAAGCAAGCCGTTGAATATCAATCCTATCGAGACAAGGATTTAAGAGGAGGCTGGGCTGATGCCGACTACGATGAAGATGATGCTAGGGATTGGAGAGAGTCGTGGAAAATTAAATAAGGCAGACCCCACCAGCGCAAGCAGGTTCAACACTAGGATTTTCTTTAAACCCTCCTACATTTAAATCGACCTTAGACCAATCAGCCAAGAGCAATTTATTATATTTAGAAATCATATGTGCATTTGTATCGCTGACAGTTTGATAAGGTGCATTCTCATAAACATGATCGCCATAATCGGATAAAAGAGAAATGCCTTTAACGGTATCTCTAAGCGACCAAATTCTATCCGTTAGATCATCCCATTCATCAGCCTTGACGGTGCAAGTATTAGACACATTATGAGTTAATCCGAATTGATCTTTTTCCCTAAGTTGTGTTGTTGGCTTGACCCAGTGCTTTTGAATAAAAGCGACCATCGTCAAAAAGTCTTTACTAGATAAATTTTCTCTAAGCATTGCACAATATGGGGCTTCACAAGCAAAAGAAACGATCCCAACTTGTGCGTCGCTATCATCGCACACTTCGGGCAACTTGCTTAAAATCTCTTGCCAAATAGGATTTATCTTATTTATTCGCATCGTTCTAATATATCGTCTTGCATGATATGGATGGATACCAGCTGAACAGCCCGCAACCGTTGAACTATTGCCTGATGGCTTGACAGTTGTGCATCTTAGAGCGGGATTGATCTTGATTAACTTAGCAACTTCCTTATTTACAGATACAACCTCTTGCGAACATTTTTTAAGCAAGTTTTCATCAAAGATCAGATCAGACCTGCTCATAATACCCGTCATAGAAACACCTAATAAAGCATCTCTCTCTATGATCTTTTTAGTAGTCTCTCCAAGATAACCCGTCTTTGTGTAGCTTGCTTGAAGTGTACCTAAGAAAGCAGCTGCTTTACATGCACCTAAAAAATCATCAGCATCATCAAGGTTTGCAACAACAATCTCATTTAAATTGCATACAGCCCACCCGCTTGAAGTGTTGCCTTGATCGTCCTTGAATGTTGGATATAAGCCTATTTCTCCACATGGATTTGTTGAAAATTCTTTATCATAGCAAAAGAAAAAGCCGGGCTCTCCGAATTGTCTTGCGTTGTCAATGATCTGAGTAAATACAGATTTTTTCTCAAGTCCATCAAGTAGGATTTGAGCTGAAATATTCGCATAAGCTCGTTGCGGATTATCTTGCCACCAATCGCCGGTCTTAGCAGTCATCATCTCTTCATCATCAGGAGAAAATAACGCAATTGTTGCCGCTCGTCTTGAGCTGAGTAAAGCGGCGTGGCTTATGTGCATGAACATGTCAAAACACTGGATTGGTCTTAATTTGTCTTGTGCTTGATCGACAGCTTGATCAAGAATAGATCTCACCTTTTCAATAGCAACCTCAAGTACTCTCGGACCAGGTGCAACGCCACCGATTGAAATGGGAGAACCTTCGGGCCTAACTTGATCATAATGGAAGTTGATGCAATATTTAGCTTCATCTTCACTTGATGGAAGATAACTTTTTGTTAGCACATGCACAGCTTCAGCCCATCCTTCGATAGAGTCTTCAACAACATGAATTTTCTTTAGTCTAGAGTCTCTTTGATCTTTTGAAATTAAAGCGGGTAGTTTGGCGATATGATGCTTTTGTACTGAAAAACCGACACCGCATCCGCTCATGAGCAGCCAAAAACCTTCAGCAAAAAAACGCACTCTATCGATATATGAAGCAGTGCAATTGTACATTCGCATATTGTTTCTCTCAATAGCAATACCACCGAATTGTGTTGATCTTTGAGATGGGAAAACCTTTTTTTTATAAACATAGTTTTGAAAAACTTGCTCGATATCCATACTTAAAAAAGGAAATTTCTTTTGATGCATTTGCTTGACTCTTGCCATTGCATCTAAATAAGTTTCTCGCTTGCCATCAGCTTTAACATGAGCGTATTGGGTAGCAAAAGCGACTTCACCTAAAATTTTATTTTGTGACATGATCATCTCCATGTGAAAGGGATGATCATTAGAACACAAATCTTATTTATTTTTTAGAAAATCAACATTCGTCTCAATTCTTTCAAGAATAACGGTATGTTGATTGAGAGTCTTATTGATCATATCTAGCTCAGCATCTGTCTTTTCTTGCTTGACAAGTAAAGCCATCGTTTGATGTTCGAGCAATGCAATTCTCTTATCGTATGATGAGAAGATCTTAAAGGCTGGTAGAAGAGCGGTTATAACGGCAGTTAATGCACTGATTGAGATCATATCTGAGTTCATGTTGTCACCCTTGCCACCTTGCTCTTGTGCCTCTGATATCATAATGCACAAAATTAGAATCTAGGTACTTGCCAAGCCCGCCCTCTTTGATCTTGCCTTGAGCAATCAACTTCTCAATGCGGTTGTAGATCTCTTCAGTTGGTACACCAGCGATCTTAATATCAGCCGCTTTCGCATGAAGATGTTGAGATTTATCAGCACCCCCAACTTGAGCGTTTCTAGTTGGCGAACGATATCCACTGATGATTATAATAGGCTTCTGAAAATGCTCTCTGATGACTTGCAAATTCTTTAAAAGCTCAACCGCATTAGCTACCAATTCAGGGGGGATTGAGTCGCTAAACTCAAGCTCAGAAAGCTTAAAATTTTTTGTTACTTGCATGATTTATCTCCAAGCTTTTATGAATAGATGCATTCTGAAATTTGTATTGCCAGCATCTGCAGATGAATTAACGTTAATCGTTCCACCACCTATTTTAATTGCTTGCGTTTTAAATGTTTGCATGGCCGCCGTTGCGTCGATATATGCGATGCATTTCTCTTGCGCATATTGAAATAAATTATCTCTTAAAATAGAGCAAGAACCTATCGATGATAAAACAACATCTGAAGTATCCACGATTCTGTATTGCACATTTTCTGAGGTTGTTGGGCTTGCATCAGAGACCTTCATTCTAAAATCAATTAGGTATTTCCATCCTGCTTCTAAATCAATTGTGATTGAATTGGTTGTTATGGTTGGATAGCCTATAGATGATGCGATTTGAACTTGCGTATCAACTGAAAATGTTTGCAAGTCCACATATGTTGCCCCTACAGAATTGAAATTATTTGAATAAATGCCAATAGCTGATAAATTGATTCTTTTTTCTGTTGAAAAATAACTCATTGAATCCTCCAAAACTGATTAAACATTTTTGAAGATGCTGAAACAACTAGACCTGTTCCAAATTTTGAAGACTGTTGCGATAGGGATACACCAGGTGAATTTGATCCAACAAAATTGTCATCTGTCATGGATGACATGCTTGTAATCGTATTTCCTCTAATTGTAGCCCCCGCCCACTGAAATCCAAACCAATTATAATACATGATCAAGCCCTCAGTAGAATTATTGGCTGTTATAAAATATTTCGATTCTACTAAATATTTACATCTTGATGTAAAAGATCCCAAAGCGTGAGCGCTGAAATCATCGCTTAAAGTCGTTGCCCCATTGATATCAATCTGGACGGCCCTTGTGCCTTGTGCTTGTGATGGATCATAGCTCATAGTGGAAATCTCCAAATGATCAAGCGTGAATTATTAGTCACAGCTTGATCAGCATAAAGGGAAAAAGTTACTGAAGCATCCGCTTGAATTGAAGAGGTTTGTTCATCAAGTCCGCTTGTGGTCGAAGTTGCACTAACTGAATATAAATCGCCATTTACACCATCAACAACATGTCTATATTGCGTGGCAACTGTGATAGACGGTGAACTTGTGACTAAATACTCAAAGCCAGCTTCAAGTGTAATCACATCGCTTGCTATGGATGGAGTAAAATCACCATTTACAAATGAAAAAGTCACATTTCCCACCCCGCTAGATGAAAATGAACAAATAGCAAGATTAGGGTTCACATTTCGAGCAACATTATAACTCATTCGATTCTCCAACCTGATGATGTTGCTGTGATAGTAACTGATGAATTTTGAAGAGATAGAGCAAAGGTTGTTGCACCGTCAATTGTCTCGCTAGCATTGCCGTCAAGTGTTGCTGTACCAGTGCCTAACAACTTGAAAACAAGCTCTAATCCATCATTTGATGCTACTGCAGGCAAGTTAACGGTAACGGCTGAAGATCCGTTGTTGATATAATATTTTCTCTTGATGATACTACTATAATCAACGCTACCAAGATTTAATGGAAATGTTGACTCGGTGCTATATGCCGGCCTTGATGCACTTGTGCCTGTTGCTGATATTTGACCGCCAACAATACTGATCCCTGTTCCCGCTGTGTAGTAGGCTTTTACCGATGAAACTGATGGAGCTTGATCAGTCTGAGACCCACCCATTGAATTTACAACAGATGCTGATTTAGCTAGTGAATCAGTGTATTGAGTGATGGTTGTTGCGATTTGACCGCTTGTGATTGTGATCCCTGTTCCAGCACTAAAAGCATTTCTCGCAAGTGTATCTGAAAAATATTTGTTGGTTGTGCCTTCAGTTAAGTTATCAGTTGTCTTTGTTGCCAAGCGTGTATCAAATGCTGAATTAACTCTTGTGCTTGTATAATAAAGATTTGTTGAGCCTTCGCTTAAATTGTCAGTGGTCTTTGTGCCAAGCCTGTTATCAAATCTTGTATTCGTATAATAAAGATTGGTTGATCCTTCAGTTAAATTATCTGTTGTCAATGTAACATTGCCAGCAATTGGAGAAACTGAATTGACTGAATTGACTGTACCAGCATTGGCTGAAACATAGCTTTTCATCGCCGCTACTGATGGAGCTTGATTGGTTTCTGTGCCCGCTGTGCTATTAACAACGGCTGCCGTTCTTGCTAGTGTATCTGTGAAATATTTATTGGTTGATCCTTCTGAAATGTCATCTGTATCAAGTGAAACTGTACCTGTTTGACCATTAACGGAAACAACAGCACCACTCACACCAAAGGCAACCCATGCACTGCCATCATAAATCCAAGAGCTTGAATCGTCCGTTTGTATCGCAACATCACCCTCTTGAGCAACTAAAGCATTTCTCTCAGTTGCATCAGCAACTACATGAACATCAGTTATCGCTAAAGGTGGCAAGTGATTGGTAGGTACAAGACCATTGGCGTCTAGTTCACAAATACCATTATTTGCACCCTTTTGAAGAGTTATTCTAGCATCTGCATCGGTGTCGGTATATTGAGTAATAGTTGATGAAATTTGACCACTAGAAAGAGCAATCCCTGTGCCTGCTGTGTAGTAGGCTTTCACTGATGAAACTGATGGAGCTTGATCGGTTTCTGTGCCTGACATTGAATTTACAACTGATGCACTTTTAGCAAGTGAATTTGTAAAATAAAGATTGGTTGATCCTTGAGTTAAATTGTCAGTTGTCTTTGTTGCCAAGCGTGTATCAAATCTTGAGTTTGTATAAAATAGATTTGTTGATCCTTCAGTTAAATCATCGCTTGAGGTTGGGATTATTGGCTTGTTTCTGAGCTCGCTATATGATCCACTGAAAGAGGTTGATAGGCCGTTATTCAGATCATAGACATAGCTGTCAGAGTTTTGATATTGCACAACCGATCCACTATTAAAGCTAGTACGACCAACCAAAGCGACATTGCTTGTCAAGTTGGTTTGCAAGGAATTAACCCCGCTGCATTCAGTCAAGATTGTCAATAGTGGAGACCCCGCCCCCGCCCTTGATGAAGTGATAAATTGATTTCCCAAAGCGCAACGATCAAAATAAACGGTTGCTGTCACATTTGACGCAATGGAAATACCGCCAGCAAAAGAGCATTGCTCAAAAGTGATAAAGTTGGCGGTTGCATTGTTGATTGTAACGGTACTAT